CTCTAGGGGATGCAGCTGCGTTACGCCCTACGCACCGGCACAGGCATAGGAGCAGCTGACGTGGCGAGCTCAGTCATTGACTTCCTCCTCAGAAAAATTTTCAGCCGGTGCGATCTGCTTCTCTGTGAGGTCGATGAACTCGAGCTCTACCGATTCACGGGTGGCCGGGTGGGAGCCGGCACGGCGCCGGCCGACCAGTCGATTGAAGATCATGGTGCGCGCCTTGTTCGCTCGACTCAGTGAACCACGGACGTCGGGGTCGGCACTGTTGGCGATCTCGAACAGCGTGCGGGCGATGAGCTCATGCGTGGGTACCTGCGTGAGCTCAGTCGTCTGCATCGTTGGGTAGTCGGCAGCACGCTGCAGCGCCTGCTTGATGGTGACGTGCCTCATCCCTTGTGACCTCCGCACTGCTCCTCGAACTCCAGCAGGCCCTCGGAGCTCACCCAGGTATGCGCATCGTGCGGCTGGGTCTGGCCGCACCACTGGTTCTCGATGTCCGTCATCTTCGTCCCCTACTCGTGAGGTGCCATGCTCCGCACTTGGGGCAGCGGTAGCACCTGCATTCTCGTCTCTTCCTGTTGCCGCGGTTGGCTTTCAGTACTGCGTCGACGATAGCCATCCGTGCGCCGATCTCGTCGAACTTGACCTTCTGACACTTCTCATCGCTCACCGCCAGACTCCCGTCCAATCCTCGGTGTAGTTGACCGCCTCCTGCGGAGCACCCGATGGGTTGTCGTACAGCTGGCGCCCGAAGAAGTCGAGCTCCTTGGTGGCCTGGACCGCATAGCGGTAGGCGTCCATCATGTGCGAGTACTTGTCGTGCAGCGGCTTGCTGGTCCATTCCTGGAGCTTGGTGTTGAACTCGTACTTGTAGTTCTCCAGGCACTCCAGGAACCACTGGCAGTTGCCAGGATCGACGGCGCTGCCCGGGATCAGGAGGCCCGACTCGAGCTCGATGTCCGCCTCTGGGTTGGCGTGGATGATCGTGTTGTACAGATTCATCCGACCCTGCTGGATGTCCGTGATCAGATCGAAGTCTCCCTGCCGAGAGCCGGGGATCTTCCAGACCTTGTTGCTCTTGGCCAGCACGGCGACGTTGGGGAACTTCTTCCTCATCATGTCGGCCGGCGTGGTGTTGACCGCCTTCTCGTGGTGGTCGCCATCCCAGGGCAGGATCATCAGGGCCACCCGGTTGAACCAGTGCTTCTCGCGCAGCAGGTCCACGTACTCGGGCAGCGCACGCCCGTGGCCCTCGCCGCAGTCGTAGATGAACATGCGGTTGTTGAACCACTGGAAGGCGATCCAGGCTGTGGCGTCCGAGTGGATGCCGGAGGCGCCGATGTCGAACACCACGTAGACCGGGTAGTCGGGGTGGAGGTTGAAGATGTGCGCGCGCTTGTCCGCGAGCAGCTGCATGTACGCCTCGCCGTAGACAGCCGCGGCGTCCATCTCCTCGAACGAGCAGTGGTACTCCTGCTCGAACATGCGGTCGTTGCCGAACCGCTTCAGGTACGTGTGGCGCAGGCGCTCGAGCTCAGCCTCGGTGAGCACCGGCGGCAGGCCGTGCTCCTTCATCATGGCGTTGATGTCGTCGATGGTCCGGATGATGACCTGGGCCTCGGGGTTGTGCTTGACCGACTCCATCAGCTGCCACAGCGGGTTCTTCCGCCGGCCACGCGGAGTGCTCACGGCCATCAGCCGCTTCTTCTCAGCTCGGTTCTCGAGGATGGGGAGCAGACGCGGGATCGGGTCTTCCTTGGAGAACAGCGCGAGCTCGGTGATCGTGTAGTCCTGGAAGGACGTGCCGACACCGGACTTGTCCTGGCCGCTCTGGAAGTAGCCCTGGAGCTTGAGCCGGGTCTTGTTCGAGAAGCGGCCCTCCATGACGGTGGCTTTCCAGTCGACGAGCTCGGGCGGCACGTTGTCCTGCAGGCCCTGGATGTACTGCTGGGTCACCGGGTCGATGTAGGTCTTGTCCCAGAGGATGTCCCGGATCATCGGGTTGTTCAGGCTGATGTAGACGCCTGTGGTCTTGGGCGTGCGGAGGCGGGCCTCGCACTGCTCCATGGATGCTGCGACGTCCTTGCCCGTCTGGCGTGGCAGGACGGCAATGCCGTACCTCTTCGAGCGCCACATCTGGTGGAGCTCGGCTTGGTAGGGCCGTGGCCGATAGTAAACCGGGAAGACGGCCACGGTCCTACCTCCTTGTTACTCGGGTTCGCCGTCCGTCTTGTCGTCCGCGCCATTGAGCTCGCGGAAGAGACGGGCAACCTTGGTCAGATACGCCTGACCCTCTTCGCTGATCTCAGCCATGGTTCCTCCTACTTGAGTGTTCCCATGAATCCTAGCGACAGTCGACGCTGAAGACCGTGAATCATGGCCAACTGCGCTTCCTCAGGGATGCTGGCGCTGAGCTCGTGGGCCTGCACCAGGAGATCGCGCATGGCCACCAGCTCGGCCCGAGTCTCGACGAGCTCGGTGCGGAGCTTGATGACATCGCGCTTCGCCTGGCGCTCCTCCTTGGAGGCCTGGGACATTGGCTTGCTCATCGCTTCACCTTGATGTCCTGGCACCCGCAGGTGGACTGGTTGCACTTGCACGCACACGTTGCTGGGCACATGTCAGATCCTGATGTTCTCGTAGCCCTTGCCGATGGTGCCGAACAGGGTGGAGTAGTCCTCCTCCTGTGAGGCGGCACCGGCCTTGGAGACGACGCCGGCCTGCGGCGGGTCCTCCTTCGGCTTCGGCTCTGTCGTCTTGTCGTCGTCCGGCTTCGGCTCGTCGGCCTTGGGCGCGGGCTTGGCTGCCCGGTCCGCTGCCACCTGCGCACGGATGTTGTTGACCAGGCCCTGGACTGGGATCGACCAGCCGTGGAGCTTGCCTTCGACCCGCATCTCGTACGGCTGTGCCATCTTGACGAAGGCATCGGCCAGCTCCTTGTCGAAGGTGGCTGAGCCGGGCACGAGATCCGGGTTGTTTTGGAACAGCTCGAGGCTGGCATGCGCCGTCTCGAACAGCGCCGAGTTCTCTTCGATCGCCTTGGTCGCACGAGACGAGACCTCTTCGACGAGGAGCTGCTTCGTGGCGTCCTGCCATTCCTTGGCGTCCGCGGAGTCCTTGAGCCGCTCCATCCCCTTGCCCGTGGTGCTGGGTACCTCGACACCGACGAGCATCCGGGGGTGGAGCTCGATGGCCTCGAAGTGCTTGGGGAATTCCTTGCGGACCTCGTCGAGTGCGTCGTCCTTGAAGGACTTGGTCACCTTCTCCTCGAAGGCCGTGCTCAGTTCCCCGAGCTCGGTCTTCAGCTGGGTAGCGTCCTTCGTCCAGTTCTCAGGTCGGTCTCCACCGGCACCCGCATCTCCAGCCGCCTGTGATCCGACTGATTCTCCGGTGTCACCGGCAGCCCCCTCAGCCGGTACCTCCGGCTTTCCGTCCTCTCCTGCAGCCGGTGCTCCAGCATCTGCTGGCTTTGGCTCAGTTCCTTCAGGAGCAGCAGCTGCCGATCCTGTTGCACCAGCATCAGCTGCAGCCGCAGCTCCTCCCTCGGCAGCCTTCTCGTCACCCTCTTCAGCGACCAGCGTGTCCATGAGAGCAGCAAACGCTGCGTCACCCTGAGGCGGAAGAACGATGGCGTCCTTGTCGTCGTCCGCTGCCGGAGGCGCGTCAGTTGCAGCCGGAGCGTCCCCACTCACCGGTCACCCCTGAATTCCTGGAGCGCCTCCTGGAGCTCGAGCTGATCGTCCTCGGTGAAGACGAACCCGATCTGGTCGAGGAAGTTCACCAGGCCGGTCTGGCTGAAGAACATCTTGTGGACCTCGGAGATCGCCGCGAGTTCGATGTGGGCATGCTTGTGGGTGCAGTCCCAGTCGAGCTCCCACTGCAGAATCGCCTGCTGCCAGAGCAACAGGAGGTTCTTGTAGACGTCGGCGTTTTGCTCCCGGTCGGCCTCGGCATCGAGGTGCGACAGCGGGTCGTTGTCCGGCGTGCGAGCGGCTTCGATCTCCGCCTCGAGGATCGCGCTGAGCTCAGCGATCTTGCCGAAGTACCGATCCCGGTAGACCTCCATCTCCTGGACCGAGATGGCCGGCCAGGTCGACGTGACCCGGGAAGCCCACTGCGGCTGGACGCGCTTGATGGCCTCGTCCTTGGCCGGAGCGATCACTTCGCGCCACACCTGCAGAAGCGTGTGGTAGGTCGGAGGCTCGGCGAGCAGCTTGGCCAGATCGTTCTGGTCCTGCTCGGTGAACTCGGTGCTCTCCTCGACCAGCCTCAGCGGAGCCGCTGTTGCTTCGGCGGTGGGGGCAGCGACAGTCGCGTTGCCCTCGTCGTCGGTGATGATGTCATCGGACATTTGGGATTCCCCTCGCTGCGAGCATGCGCTCGCGATCTTCATCTTCGATCGCCTGGATGACGGATCGGATGTCGTAGCACAGCACGTTCTCGACGTACTTGCGCTTGACCTGCCACGGCACCCGCTCGGGTCCACCGTAGAAGTTGTTGACCTCGAAGAAGTCGAAGCCCTCGGACCCGTTGTAGCAGACCACCTTGAAGGGGAACCGCGGGTCCTTGTAGATGCCGACCTGGTAGGACGGCAGTGTGATGCGGACTTCCGAAGGCCGGCTCTCTGAGCCAGCCACTTCGAACTCCTCGACGTAGTCGCCGTTCTGGGTCGTGACCTTCTTCACGCCCGGGTCGTTGTAGCGCAGCACGCGCCGGCCACGAGGCTTGGCGAAGCTCGGCTTCGTCACTTCCTCCTGGTACCAGATGCGGCCGGTCTCCGGGTCTGTCCGGATCGGCTCGTCATCGGCGAGCGTGTTGAGTCGCTGACCCGCCACCTCGTTGGGATCTCGAGGTGCGACGGGCGGTGGCCGGCGCGTCGGACCCTTGTCGACCGGAGGGACCGAAGAGGACGCCTGAGACGATGTGGGTCGCGGCGCCCTCTCCGGAGCCGGAGGTGTGGGTGCGGCTACTGGCTGTTCAGGCTGCTTGAAGCGGCGGTCATACTCACGCTGCAGGTCTTCGCCCTTGAGGTTGACGTACGGGGCATCGAACTCGAACCCGTCTTCCTTGAGCGCCTGGTAGAGCTCGTGCTTCTTCATGCTGGTCCTTAGGTGAGTCAGAACTTCGTTCTGCTGCAATGTAGCACCAACTGAAAGCTTTGACATCAGATGCCGGCACATGGGGCGTGTCGGTTGAGCGGCGCGGTTCGGGGGCATGTAGTCACCCCCGAGGGTGACTGCGCTCTGGCCCTGGAACCGCAGCAAAAAATTCAGCTGTAGTCATGCAGTCACCCCAAAGCCGGTAACCCCTGTCACTACTCATCTATTTTTGAGGGTGACTGCTGACTACATCAACGATTTTCCCTGGAATGGCAGGGCAAAACCGCAGTCACCCCCGCCCTGACTGCAGGGTGACTGCATGACTGCGCGCAATTCGCGCGTAATTCCTACGGCCGCCGCGGGTCGTTGGTCGGGATCGGCACGCCGTTGTCGGTCGTGCGCATGTTCCAGTTCTCACTGGCCCTGCCGTACTCGAACGTCTCGACCGAACCGTTCTCGAAGCCCGTGTTGACGCTGACCGGCGTGTAGCGGTACTGCAGCAGGTTGACCTGACCCTCGCTGTGCAGCACCGTCTCGTCGTCCTCGTCGAGCACCGAGCCTGCGTAGGTGTACCACTGCTGCATCTGCCGGCGGACGATCAGCCGGCCGAGAGAGTGGCCGGCGCGGAT